TTTTACCTTCTGATAACATACCAGGTGTAGGTTTAAATAATTGTGTTTCAATAAGTACTTGTTTCATCTTAAAAATCTCCCATTTTTAAACCTAGATGCTGTTCTATCATGCCTAAAATTTCATCTATATCCATTCCAGCATCATAAGCCATTTCAGCTGCATCCATTAATTTTTCTATATGTATTGGAGCATCCATTTCATTAATATCATCTTCTTCTAATGCTTTTTCCATTTTTTCAATTTCTTTAGAAGCATCAGCTATATTGGCTTTAAATTCTCCAGACGATTTAGCCATTGCAGCTGTTTTTTCAGATGATGATTCATCTAAACCGTAAAATTCTCTATAATCCATAGATGTAAAACCACCTCCTGTTACTATACCACCTGCCATTGAAATAGAATGTTCTTTCAATTTACCATATCCACTTGATTTATGTGGGCCTTTTGGTTCTTCAGTTGGTCCTAAACTTGGAGCATCATCTGTATAACCTAAATCTTGTTCTCCAAATTGACCATTTTTAGTATAAAATATAGGATCTTTGGCTAAGTTTTTATAAACAATCTCTAGTAATTCTTGATCTGTTTTTCCTTCGTTTTTAGGATCTTTATACTCACAATAGTATCCCATTTGGATTTGACCAAAAATCATATTATTAGGATCTTTTTTATCCTCATAATCATAATTCTTTTCAGCATCTTCCTCTACTTCTTTAGATACTTTTTTCTCTTCAGCTTTTGCCTCAGCTTCAGCTAAGAATTTTTCAAATGCATTTTCAAATCCTTCTTTTTTTCTTTCAATTGGATTATTGATAGGTTGTAAATCAACATAGTTTTCTGAGATGATACCTTTTTGTTTTAATATTGTAGATGTCTCTTCAAAAGTGGCTGCATTTCTAATAAGGTTGGGAAATTGTTTTTTGGCTTCCTTTAAGAAAACACCTTTATGACCTTTGTCTTCTTTTATTAATCTGTATTGTTCTGTAAGCGTTTTCATTCTGATTGTTTTAATTTTGCTTCAACTTCATCTAATAGTTCAAATATGTAATCTGTTGAATAAACTATTGCATATGAACCTGGGTTTTCATTGTAATATTCTGCTGTTTCATCTTTTGCATTAGACAAAAGAGGATAAATTTGGTTTAATCTTTCTTCTATTTCTTTAAAGGCCGCAATTCTTTTACCTTGAAATTCATTACGATCTGTTTTTTCAAATAACTGTTTTACTTCAAATCCTTTTGGTTTTGTTTTAGGTACAGGTTTAAAACCTAATTTATAATAATAAATATCAGGCGCTCCTGTAGATTTCTTATTTTTACTAAAAGCTCTTGGAGTTAAATATCCTATGCCTTCACCTTCTTCAACTTCTTTGCCTTTAGATAAATCTTTTGTTTTGTCTACTAAAATGTTTGATTTAGTTAAAAATTTAACTATTTTTTCTAATTTAGTATCATCTGGATTTTTGTCTGCTATATGTTGTAGGTAATCTAAATCAACTTGGTCTAAACCATGACCTTCATTAACTGATTCTTTTAATCTTGATACACGTTCGTATTCTTTTGGATAATTTTTTCTAACGTGTGTTCTAAATGCATTGAATAGTTTAGCTATGTCTTCTGCAAACCCATCTATTACTACATCATCTTTAGCTTTACCTTCCTTTTCTAGTGTATCTAAAAAATTTTTTGCTTTTTCTAATGATTTGTACACTGAGGAAAAATCAGCTACATCTACTACATCCCATTCTATTGATCCAGTTTCGTCATCAATAGCAGAAACCGTAGTTTTTTTACCACGGTTAATTTCTGTATCTCCTATTTCTATTTCTTTAAGCTTGAACTTGTACATTAGTGTTTTTTAATTCTTCTATTAAATCATAATATTGTAACAAGTTGGTTAAATCATCATCTTTTATCTTTGAAGTTTTACCTAATTCAGGTAATATTTTTATCACTTCTTCAATTTTGATTTTTGTAACTTCATCAGTTACATTTTTGTTTAATTCTGTTAACTCAGTTTTAATTTCTGATACTTTAGTATTGTGAAATTCTTTTAATCGAGGAGTGTTATCTATTGAGTTAATTAATTCTTTTAAAATTTCTTTTTGACCCTCTAACAAATTTTCATATTTGTCATTAAATTTGTTTAATAAAACTCTATAAGTTAGGGTTCTTAAATCTTTATCGTACCCTTGGAATTCTTTAATTACATCTTCTTTTACCTTTTCTTCTGATACAGGTGCCGCAGTTAAATGCTCTAGGATTGTAATTTTATTATTTATAACTTGTTGGGCGTTTTGAGTGGTTTTATGGGCAAAACTTTCTATTAAAGTATAAAATGCTGCTTGTACTTTATAATGAGGTAATTTATGAGAGAAAAATTTAATAACATCATAATGTTTCTTAATTTCACTAATTAAGTTATATTTTTGTCTTTTTAAAGCACTTCTATTTAAATTTTTAGAAGATTCTAATAAAGTTGAAATTGTAATATCTGCTTTAGTTTCTGTTATACTTGTCTTTTTAAATAAAGTCTCATATAATTTATATTCTTTTCCTAATTCTGTTTTAACAAAATATTCTTTTAGTATACTACTTGCCATAGAATCTTTACCATCTAAAGTATCAGCTGTGATTTGTCTAACTAAAAGTTCAAAAAGAATACCTGTATTTTTATACTTTGAATGTTTTATGTTCATTCTGTGTGGTTTGGTTTATTTATAAATATATAAAGATTTTTTACTCTTTCAACTGTTTTTCATCTAATAACCCATTTCCCTTAATTTCTTCCTCGAAAACAAGTTTTTTTCCTGTTCTTTTGGGGCCTGGGGCTTTTTTAAGCATGGTTTTATGTTCCATAGCTAATGGGGAACCACCTTTAAAAGTTGGTTTTAATCTACTAGATTCATTACCATCATTTTTCATACCTTTTCTACCTAGTGGGTCTTTCCCAAATGCGTTGTCTTGAGTACCTCTATCGGTTTTCTTTTTCTTCTTTCTACCTAATGGTACTTTTTCATTATACCCATCAGGGACATTACCTGGATCTGATTGAGTTCTACCTAAACCATATAGTGAAGCTAAATCATGTGGTGTACCATAAGATTTACCTGTTTCTAATGGATCATTACCTTCTGCTTCTATCTGGTTTAGTCTAAATGCACGTTTAGCATCTTGTTGTACTAAATCTCTATATTCATCAAATTCATCTTCACTAAAGTGGAATATGTTTTCATATATCCAATCCGTAGGAATAATTTTACTATCTAACATTGTTTGGGCCAATGTCATTTTTTCTGTCATTAATGCTACTCTTTCTTGATCGTATATGATTGATGGGGTTGTTAAAGAAAGTTCAAAATTTGTTAAACTTTCATCTTTATAACCTTGAGTGTATAAGTGAACTAATGCTATCTTTTGTAACTCAGATACCATAATTCTTTGAATTCTTTCTATCGTACGAGCAAATCTAATATCTTGTGCTGCTAATGTAGCTTTACCTTCAACATCACCTTCATACCCAATAAATGCTTTAGGCACTTTAAGTGCAGCAAATAACTTATCTCTTAAATATTCTACATCAGCAATACCATCATATGCTAATCCTGGTGTAGTATCTATTTTAGTTGCTGTATCATTTCCTCTAATAGGAATGTAAAAATCTTCTAACATGTTTTGCATGTTATATTTTAAGTTGTACTCCCCTGTTTTTTCATCCAAATAAGGAGTACGTTTCATTTTAGAAATAGTTTTTTGCATGAAATTTTCTACTTCAGCAGGAGGAATATTACCCACATTAATGTAGAATATACGTTTTTCAGGTGCTCTAACTATTCTATGTATCAACATTGCGTCTTCCATGAGAACGTACTGTTTAAACAATTTACGCGCTGGTTCTATATATGATCTACCATATGGAAGAAAATTGGTATCTGTAAGTAATCTGAAATGAGCCATTTCATAATTATCAAATATAATAGAATTTTGGTTTATGTTGTTAGAATTGGGAACATTGTAGTATCCATATCCACCTGCTGATATTCCATTTGGATCAAATGCATATTGTATATCTGAGGGGTTATCTGGGTCTTGTCCTTCTAATCTTTCAATATGGAATGCATTATAAGGTATAACGTTATAAACACCAAAGTTTTCTGCTATTTCTAACTTAAGAAAGAAATCTCCGTATTTACACATATTTCTAACCCAAGGCCATAGGTTAAATTCTATATTTAAAACATCATAAAATAAATTATATAATATTTTTTGAATATTTTCATCTGAGCTTCTGATTTGGAGTACTTCACCCATATCATTTTTAAGAGTACTTTCATCTGCTATAACATCTAAGGCAGAAGCTACTATAGCATCTGTATCCATAGAATCATATTCTGAGTATAGTTGGGGTCTTAATGTTTGGTAGTTAAAATTGCTTTGATAACCATATAATGAAGTAGGTGATGTTGAATATAATCTATTAAACCTATCTACTAGTGAGTTATTTTCATATTCTCCTGATTGTTGGATCTTATTGACATCCATAACTCTAAGTTGATTGCCACCTTGGTTACGAATTATTACATCGGTTGAGAATAATCTTTTTAATCTTGAAAATAATCTTGTATCTGCCATAACGTATATATTATATAAATATTATAAAAGCCAGCTAATGTCCTCTTCTCCACCAGAGTAGGGATTATCTATTTTATAGGGGTTTTTATTTGTTGTAGGAGTATAAGCTCCTATATGTTTTGTATTAGTAGAACTTATGTTATTTAACATTGTTTTGGTTAAATCTACTCCATGTTGTTTAAATTTAAATGCTGTATCTCTCATGTACATTGCTATACCAAAAGACATTACTAAATCATCATTGTATCCTTGTTGTGCTTCAGGTCTACCATTTCTCCAAATAAAAGTTCTCATTTCTTCTAATAGTCTTTTACTTTGAAGTGTAACACCTTTATCACTTAAATATTCTTGAAATTTACTTATCACCATAGGTCTAACTCTTGATGACATTGTAAATCCAGGTACCATTTTTGATGTATCCATATATTGGTCAAAATACGAATCAGCTCTTACTTCTCCACTCTTGGGTGAATAGTAAAGATTATTATAACCTCTATCTATAACTGTTTGAATAGTAGACCAACCTATACTATTATTTTCTATTACAAGTAATGCTTCATTGTATTCTGTGGCTATACCTACTAGTAAATGTCCATATTCTTTTGTGCCTAATTGGCCTTTATATTCAGCCACTTGCACATTGTTTTCCACATCAATAATGTGAAATGCTGAATGATCTTTCCCATCACCACGAGCAACATCAGCAACAACCATATAAGTTCTTGAATAATCACAGGGCTCCCAAACCCATAAGTTACGATCAGCTCCCCTGCGTTCAAGAGGTTCCTTAATGTAAGTTTTTTCATAAAATTCCATATATTCAGGATAAAATACTACATCACCAGAAGTGCTAAAATCACAATCACATTCTTGTGCTGCCATTCTAGGATCACCTAGTAATTCATCTTGTCTATCTCTCCATGCTTGATCCCTTTCGGGGTGTACAAACCATGGAAGTTTAATTGGTAAGAAGTCATTTTCTTTATTTTCTGCTCTTATCCATGTCTGATGAAACCAATTTCCTGTACCATATGGAGTTGATATTGCTATACAACCACCACCAGTGGCTAGGGTTTGTTGTGCTGAGGCCCAAATTTCTCCAATATTTTCAATAAATGCTGCTTCATCTATTATTAGAATTGATACTGCTTCTGATCTACCTGCATCTGAGGCAGCTGAAGTAGCTTTAATTTGGGATCCATTTTTTAAACGTAAATTTAATTTGTTGTTTTCTGTTGCATCTACTTTAAGCCATGAAGGTAAATTTTCATACATGAATTTTACCTTTGTAACCATGTTTTTAGCTGTCTCTTGTTTAGTTGCAATACAGAGAATATTTTTATCTTTATGAAATAACATTGTCCATAAAGAGTAACCTGCTGATAGTGTTGATATACCTAGCTGTCTAGATTTTAAAACTATAGAATAAGGATTATCTTGAAATAAAGATAACATTTTTTCTTGGAAAGGAAATAAGGAAAATTGTATTCTACCTCTTTGAGGATGTTGTATAAAACAGTATTTTTTCATAAAATGTACAGGATCTGCAGCACATTTTAGGTATTCTTGTCTTATAACCTTTTTAATATCACTCATTTACAGTAACGCTATTAATGTTAATATGGGCAATATAATGGAGGTTGTGAACCCAGCCAACTTAAGTAATTTTTGTTTTCGAATTTCTTTCTTTTGTTGTTTGATTGTGTCTTCCTTAAAACCTAGTTCTTCATTTTTATTGTCTAAAACTTCTTTAAAATTTTCAATTTGGTATTGTTGGTTTTCAGATTTTTCAACTAATTTAAATATAACATCTTTTTGTAATGAGATAGCATTGGTATTTAAACTATCTTTTTCTTTATAAACTGTTAGTAAACTGTCAGCAATTTCATACTCTAGTAAATCATTTAAAATGATTCTAGCGTCTTCAAGATGCATTATTACCAAAGTATCACCATCTGAATTAATGATTTCCTTTATTTCTCCTCTTGAGATAGTCTGAGAATGTATTGGTAATATCATCGCTATCCATATTAGTAACGATAGTAGATATTTCATTTCTTTTATTTTCTAATTCGGTAAGTTTCTCTTCTGTCTGTTTTAATATAACTTTTGTGCTGTCTATTGCATATAATATAACAGTAATTTCTTTTTGTAACTTTTGGTTGATTTTATTTATGCTATCGTTTGATAGTAATAGTTTTTGATTTTCTTGTTTTAGAACATCAATTTCAGTTTCATATGTTTCTATTGGTGTAGATGGTCTGAATAAAAAGCTTAGAATAAGGGCAACCGCAAGAACTAATATGAAAACTAATTTTATATCTTTAAAGAGATTTTTCAAGTTTTTTCTTTTCAGCATTTAATTTTTTAAGCATATTAATTGCTAATTTTTTGGCCTCATCACCTTCAGCATCTTTATACATTGCTAAATGTTTTTTAATTTCAGATGTTACTTTTTGAAGCTTGTTTGATATGGTAGCTATTGAATCTTTTTTCTTAGCTTCTTTAGATGCTGCTTTATCTTTTTCTTCATCAGACATTTCATCTTCATTAAGATCTGATCTGTTTTCAGGAGCATTTATCATCATTTCTCTAGCAGATTCTTCGGCTCTATCTAAACCATCAAATACATCATCGTTGCCTACTATGTTGTAGTATTTATCTTTAAGGTTTTTTACATCTTGTATAAATCTACCAATTTCATTGTAAGTTCCAGAACTCCAAGTACCTTCTCTTATATCAGAAAATGATACACTTTTATTCATTAATGACTTTAACAATTTCATAGCTTTATCATATGCTATGTCTATATTACCTGAATTTTCAATATCATCAATGTCTGCTTGGGTAGGAAATCTTGATTCTTCTTTTAAATCTTCTTCATCGTTTTCTCTTATATCAGCAAATGATACTCTTCCAAATTCAAAAGATATACCAAATTCTTCTCCTATGATCTCCATCATATCTGATGGGTCTACACCTGTGGATCTAATTAGTTCAATTATTTCACCTGCTACTTGACCTGTTCTTTTATCTGTATTTGCAGCTCCAAAAGCAATTTCAGCAAGTCTTAATTGGGTTGCTTTATACGTTGCTGTTTTAGATCCTACATTTGGATTAGAACTACCAATAGGCATTCCATCCATGCTTTTTACTTCAACATCATCTATATCACTCATAAAGCCTTTTTCTACATTTATAACTTCATATTTTCTCTTTCCATCCCCTATAGTTACCATATCTCCTACTTGGATTTCTTCAGATAACACAGATTTAATTTCTGCTTTGATTGCTTCTTTTAATTCAGATCTTTTCATTGTAAAGTATTTGTTATACATATTGTGGGTTTAGTGCCTCTCGCACTGATGCAATACGTTCCTCAATACTCCCCTCAATTGTATGTATATACTTCATTCTATGTCTATATCTTTTTAAAAACATTTGAATATTAAAATCTATTAATTCTCTATATTCAGCATCTGTTTCTCTAACTCCATTATCCTCTATATCTACTCCCTCAGGTGAAACATAAAATATGTAATCGTATTCATTTAAAAACCTACATGCTAGTTCTTCAAAACTTTCTTTATCTGGGTAGTCCATTGTTTTAGAACAATTAGAAAACGCCATAACATCTATAACAGTTCTATCTGTAATAATATTTTCTTGCATTAATTCTGCTGCCCGTTCAGATAAAAATACTGTTTGACCCTTTAATGTAGAATCAGTATTTAATGGGATTCCTAATGACATTAAATGTTTAGAACGTTCTGTTCTGAAAGTATAATCTTTGAATTCGGGTAATTTCTTCAACGCTTTAACTAACGTTGTTTTACCTACTGACATTGTACCACAAAAACCTATTTTCATAATTAAAATCTTGCTACGGCTTTCATTGATGGGTTTTTATACCATGGTAAGCCTTCTTTTTCTGATTGATATTCTTTAAATTCTTCTCTGGTTTTTTCTAAACCATATAGATAATATTTTTTGGTAACACTTCTATCTCCTGCAGTAACGGGTTCTATTGCAGGCCCATCTGGGTTGTGGTGTTTCCAATTATCTTGTCCTTGTTCCTTAAATAAATGATGGAAAGCATCACCTACTCTTATTCTTTTATACTCGTAAATTTTTTCTTTTGCCATAACTATTTTTGATGTAATATACGAAAAATATATTAAGAAAACAAATTACCCTCAGCATATTCAGGATACTCTTCAACTTTAGATTTTAATATGCTTTCTGCAACATATGTACCTTGTGCTCCTGATACTGTGATACCTCTAGCACTTAAAGCATCACCTACAAAATATACATTATCATATTTAGTTAGAGATAAATCTTCATAATTAACTAGTGGTTCAGGTGATAGATATTTAACTTCAGGCATATAAATTCCCCAATCATTACCTAATGTTGGGAATACTTCTTTCATATCTTCAATAAAATTTTCAATGTATAAGGCATAATCACCTAATGCATCATATAGTGAATCCATACTAGGTACTACTTCTACTTTTACATAATCGCCTTCTGATGTTTTAGATGGTACTCTATTTGAGTTAGGTGAATAAAATGTACCTTTACCATTCTTTTGTAATTTTTTAACTGCTTCTCTTGACCAATCAAAAGGTGCATCTATACCTCTAATTTCCATTAGTATACCAAAATTGGTCATATCATTACGATATGCTTCATCTTTTTTAGCATGACCATTGTAACTATAATCTCCATATGTATGTTCTGCTGCTACATAAGCTGCATTATTATTAGTACAAAATGATCTTAATGAAACACCTTTATCTTGAAATCTTCTATATAATTTAAAATCATATGAAACATCAATTAGTTTTTGGAAGTGATGTTGTGGTGCTTCGAATCTAACCCCTATTTGTACTGCTTTTGGTTCTGTTGGTAAGTCATATTGTTCTGCTAATTTTTTACCAAAATCAATTCCTGATTTACCTACACCAAAGATAAGTTTATCATATTCTATAAAATCCCATTCATTTTCCATTTTATCAGTCCATACTACTTGATTGTGAAAAACAATATCAGTTACTTTAGTTTCCCAAATAAATTCAACTCCATTATCAACTAAATAATTATACCAATTTTTACCTATTTCATGTAAATAATCTGTACCAACGTGCCATACAGGAAATAGTTTTAATCCAAAATATGGTTTTATAAATTCAGGTTCTGCTTGTGGATCTGAACATTGTACTGCTTCTGGTTTAGGATGGAAACGTTTAAAATTGTTTATTACCTGATCCATCAATTCCATTGCTTTTTCTTCTCCACAATATTTTGATAATTGACCTCCTACTTCAGTATGGTAAGTTAATTTACCATCTGACCAACCTCCTGCACCTAACATTCCTGTCATTACTTCTTCAGGTAATCTGTTGTATGGGTCTTTACCCATATCTATAATTGTAATTTTTCCTTTATAATTGTTATCTACTAATTTTGTTGCTGCGTTTATTCCTGCTACGCCTGCACCTACAATTACTATTTTCTCCATTTATTGATTTAATTTTAGTGTTAATATACAAAAAAAAAGTGGCGTCTCCAAATTAGAGACGCCACAGCTGTCATTATTATTTTTTAAGTCACCCGGCTATGAATCGGGTTATATGTTTAATCTTTTATTTGACCCAACAGTACATCATATAAAAATCCATCTTTTCCAAGCTTATAGGATTGTTCGTTACCAATAAAAATCTCTCCAGGTTCTGATAAATCTTTAGAAATTTTTCCTCCTTTTTCAAATCTTTGTTTTTCAAATCCCATACCTTTTAATATTTGATCTAATTTTGATGAAGCCATACCATTAACTATAATTTTTGCAGAAGCTTGAAGTGCATGAGTGCCTGATTTATTTAATAATATTGCTGCTAAGTTTTGATTGTTTGCGACTTTGTTTTTAATTTCATCACTAAAGTCCCTACCTGTTTGTAAAGGTGCAACATTAATTTTTTCAGCTGTTAATTTTTTCTGGATTTCTTTTAAAGCACCTAATAAATCTTTTCCTTTATATTCTTCATTCAATCTATTTTTATACTCTTCTTCTGAAATAACACCTGCTAATTTTTGCATTCTTAAAAATTCTTCATTAGTTGATTCTTTATATAAAGTTGGAAGTTTTTCTTTAGCTACTTGTGCTGGTTTTGTTTTTGTTTTGTCATAATTGGCTTTATGTTTCTTCAATTGGTCTCTAAAATCAGCTTCTGCATCAAATTTCTCAATTTCTTCTTCGATGTCATCTTCTTCATATGCAGTTGAACTATATCCTTCTTCTAATTCTTCTTCTTTCATACCAACTGAGGACATATCATAAGTTCCATCTTCATTTTTATCTGGAATCATTTGAGCTTCTTTCATTTCCTCATCTTCATCTATAACTTCAGTCATTTTTCCACCTTTTTTAGTGAATTCTTTTAATAACTTTTCTTTAAGTCTTTCAATTTCTTTTATAGATCTTTGCATTTCTTTAACAGCTTGTTTTGAAATAAGTTCTGATAGATTTTCATCTTCATGAACCATTGATAATCTGTTAGTTTTAGCTTCTGCCATTTCAGCTAATTTATTGATTTTAGCTTCTAATGCTACTAATGCTGATTGCTTGTCTATTTCGGCTAGTTCAGTCATATAATTTGACTTACCTTTTTTACCTTCGTTTAAGTTTTCCATTTTTTTATTTTAATATCTTGTTTTCATTAAGAAAAGTAGATTTGATTTTATCAATAATTTCTACATCTCCTTCTTCTTGAAAAAAATCAAGTTCATCATTTAAAAAATCTTCAAATGAAACAAATTTACCTCTTTTATACATCATATCTTCAAATGTATCCCCAGCTAGTTCTGTGCCTCCTAAATTCATTAAAAGATTATAATAATCCTCTTCTTGGGTTTCTTTTAATAGCTTGTTTTCTGCTAAATATTTTTTTAAATCGAAATCTTTCATTTTTCTATTTTTAGTTTTAAATCCGTAGAACCTTTTATTACTCTATGGATTTGGCCCTTGGGTATAAATATACGAACTCCCTCTGATAATGCCAAAGGTAATTCATTGTCTCGCTGGAATTGCCATCCTTTGCCTTCTAATACTGTTACTGTTCTGTCTTCTTGGTCTGTGTGCCATATTAAAGACATTTCATCTACGTCTTTGGAAAATGTTCTTGTTGTATTTTCGTCAGTGTAGGGGTTCATTATTTTGTTTTACCCCATGTTTTACCTTTACCTTCATCTTTACATTTTGATGGGGTAGGTCTACATGAAGGATATTTTGCTCTTTTTTCACCTTTCTTTCTACCACAAGATTTGTATTTTATCTTGCCAGTTTTTTTGTCTTTTTTTCCAGTATTACAATCTACCCATCCTGTACCCTTATTACGTTTAAACCATTTACGTAATGTTTCTTTTTCTTTTTCATTTAAAACCTGTATTTCTTCTTTGACTCCTTTCCAAATATCTCCTTGCCTACATCTAACTACTGCACCTGACTTATATGCTGAAGGTTTTTCAAATTTACGATCTGCAATACGTAAACATCTATCACGTTTTTTCTTTTTAGATTTTTTTTTCTTTTTCTTTTTTTCAAAAAGAAGTTTTTCTAAAATGGTATTAATTCTATTTTCTTGTAATGAATTCATATTACCAAAATGTGTTCATGTTTGCTCCTAAACCTAGTTGTTTTGCATATCTAGGTAGTCTACAAGACCAGTATGATGGTTTTGTTCTATCCGTTTTTTGAGAACATTTATGCCTAGCTGCAAATGCTTTTCTTGCTTTAGGGTTTCTTATTTTTGCTCTTAAACCACCTGAACCAAATGAAACTTTTTTTATTTTTTTAGTCTTTGGGTCTCTGATGTATACGTAATATGCTTTGGATCCGCCTCGTTTTGGTTTGCCTATTGGTGGATCTTTTTTCTTTTTCTTTTTGGCTTCATTTAAGGATTCATCAACTACTCCTAATAATATTTTTTTAGCCTCACTACTTAAATTAGATGGTTTTATTAATTTAGCTGGTATTGTTTCTGAGTTAGATCTTAGTGCTTTTTGTGCTCTATGGTTACCGTCTAATATCCATTTAATTTTTTCATCTTCACCTACCATAATTAAAATAGGGTATTGTTTAGAAACTTCAACTTGATCTATTCTTTCTACTTCTTTTGGGTTATCATCCCAATTTAATACTACTTTTGCTAATTTTTCTGTTGGGTAATCTTTTTGAGGAATATTTTTAGTCATATCTAATATATCCTCTAAGGTTACTTTGTTACCTTCTTCATCTTTCCAAGCAGTATCAGCTCCATAACCTTTTTCTTCATTTAATGATTCTTGAATTTTATCAAAATAAAATGTGTCAGATGCTACTTCAGCATTTTCTTGTTTATCTGCAAATGCTTGGGCTGCTTTTCTATCTTTGTATATTTTACCAGCATTGGGAAGTCTTTTTTTAGTTTTAGTATCATATACTACCCATTTATCTTGACCCTCATTTAATTGACTTCTTAAAAGTGATTTCCAACTAACCATTATTTCAGCTACTCCTCTTATAAAATCAGGATTTCTTAAATCACCTTTGAATTTGCCAAATAATGCTCTTAAATCTTCTTTAAATTGATCTACTTTTCCCTTTATTCTTTGAGAAGATGGTTCAAATGGAGCAGAATCTGGGTCTTCTGGGTTTCTATTAAAACCACTATAACGATCAACTTCTTTTAATACAAATTTATCTACATATACATCATGAGTTAAATTATATAATGCTCTATCTGAGATGTTATCTGTGTATACTTTTATTACAGTATCTGATTCACGTCTATGATTGATATTCATGTCTTGCAATTTATCAATCATGGCTTCATAGTTTCTAGGTTCAACTCTTAATAAAGCATGTTTTCTATTATCTTCTTCTTTTAATGATTCTTCAAATACACCTTCAATGTAACCTTGGATGTTATTTTCATCCATTAAATCTTGAATCTCCATTTCTAGTTGATCATATCTATCTTCTTCTTCTGGGAAGAAGAAATAACCTTCTCTTGCATTCCATTCTGCGTGTAATCCTGAGTCTTCTAATGCTGAAACCATTTTGGAGGCGTGACGTTGGTCTTTTGGTGTAACATTTAATCCACTATCTTCCATGTCTGATGGTTGGAAATAAAAACCTTCATCAATTTTAATATTGGATTTTAACCTCTTAAAATTAAAAATATCATCATTATCTATTTCAACTTCTGATTTAAATGCTTGGTTAAAGTATACTGCTGTATCTCCTTGAGAATTTCTAAGAAAATAAGTTCCTTTTAATAATTTTTTTGGTTTACCATCAATTTCAGGAGTATAATGAAGTGTATCTTTTACAGTGAAAGAATCTGGGAATGTGGTCTCTTCATTTATCATAGGCATATCTAAAGGTACTTTTTCACCTTCATACATTCCAAAATTACCTAAATGTGTTTCTAATATTGCTTGATCATCTTCAGATACATCAATTAATCCACGTACCCATAATTTTCTAGCTTCGTTTATTAAAGCAAAATGTTTTTCTGATCCTATTCTGTATACTGATTCGTGTAATGGAATTTTGTTTTCAACGTGGTAGGTTAAGCCTTCTGATATTGCTTTTTTGATTCTACCTTCTGTTATGATAGGTGCTTTTTTGTCACACCCACCACAACCGCAATTGCAGTCTTTTTTCTTTGGTGGTGTTGATAATACTTCTTTTATTATAGATCTTAATCGTGTCATGGATATAAATATTATGTAATTTGGCTTATATCTTGAATTTCTAAAGTACCTTGTGTTGTACCATTATTTCTAGCATTTAAGAGTACATTATATATGTCTCCTCCTTTTTCTATTTTAAATTTAAGTTTTAACCCTGCAACTCCAGGAGTGTCTAAAATTTCAATAGGTTCATACTCACCCTCTACATTAT